TTTCCTCAAAAGTATCAAGGATGATTCCATTGACCAACCTAGTCCCAGTCACACATGAAGCCTCCTTGATCGCATTCCAATAGTCCTGGCTACATGGTGGATCTGCCACAAACAGAAAGTTGCTTACCTTGAGCAAACTTGGTTGTAGGATTAGATCATCAATCGAGACGATCAGATTGTTTAGGGGCCTCCCAGTTACGACTGAAGTCCATTGTTCAGTATTCAACGGATGAGTCAGCGTGGGGTAAACGTAGCGTCCTACAGTGAAATTAGCATCGTTGGATGTTGATAGGTCTTCCAACAAGATTCCAAAATTCAAATGCAAGCTTCGCTTCAGATCTGGGTTTGACGTCAGGAACAGACTCTTGGTCAACTTGTTTGTCAACTGAAAATGAATCGACTTCAGATGCTGGGACTTTAGGTTAGCCCACTGAGTCGTCTGTAACTGCCCTATAAGGGCCATAGAGGGCCTGATGCCATTCAAGGCATTCTGCACCGTTTGTTCGATTGATAGCCCTGTATTCTGCTCTAGTTCGCGCTCGCGGTCGATCATTCTACGAAGACCCGAATCAGCTCTCGACTTCTTTGAACGGATCAGATCTTTTATTGTGCTGTCATGGAAAACTATGGGGGCCTTGTGGCCCTTGGGATCATCTAGAAGATGACTGGACACACCAAACAGGCTCAAAAGACCCAGAGTGTCTGAACCCATGTAGCCTCGTTGAGCAAGATAGTCTTCTATTTCCTTACTTTTGAAACCACTTGTGAGAATTCCCATACTCCTGATACCGGCCCATGCCAGAGAAGTTATGACATCACCAACAAATTGCAAAGCCTTGCTATCGTTGGCCTGTAGACTGGCAAGGTTGCTCCTACCAGCATTCTGAGGTAGTTGGTTGATATCTTGGATGAATAAGGGCGCCGGGACTTCATGGAATACACCCTTGACGCTATCTTCCCATTTGTAATTGATAGCCCCTGCGTGATCTAGCTCTTCGATGATGGTTTGATTGATATCAGATAAAGTGAGAAGGTTGTGCCAGATTAGGCTTCCATAACTGGTAATGAAGACATCAGCATCGGCTTCTGGTGTTTCCTTGAATTCAGTTCCCTTGGGAAAGGTTCTAGATTTCTCATTGTATCTGGGGTTGCCAAAAATACTAATCTTCGCCTCAGGGTGAATATTTTGAACCAACTCTGCCCACTGGTGATAATACTTTGGTTGTGATAGAATCAAGGTCTTTCCCCCTCGAAGCCACATATTAGCTAGGGCAACTTCTCTCCCTCGACAACCAGTATCACAAAGCAACATACCCCGACCGTTCCAGTCGGTAATAAATTGCAGGCTGGATAATTGATTCTGATCTAACTCGAATGGAAAGTCCTGCAGATCAGACTTGTTGATCAAGCCAGAAAGAGCCAAGTCAGCCAACTTGGAATCAAATGACATCTTGTTCATCTGACTGAAAGCCAGAAGTCGTCGTGCCAGGCCCGGTGTGGCTTTCAGTTCTTTGATGTCATACATTTAGGATTCCAATATGCTGATAGCATTGAGCCATGCGTTCAGTAACCCGTCATCACGAACCGTTACGGAAATCACATCGTCATTGACTTCAATGCTGCTTGGTATATTCTGATTATTGGTGATGTTGAGAAAGAACTCAGCAACTGTATCATCAAAAGCAAACTTGTGACGCTTGATAACATCCATGGTTTTTTCAAGGTTGCCACTGTTGACATCAACGACCCAAAGCTTCTCTTCTTTAAAAAAGATGGGATACTGGGCGGGGAGGAAATAATTGTTTCCCTTGAGCTTCTTGATATCCTCGATGATACTGGCGTTGTATTTGCATCGGAATACCAGCTTGTTATCCCCTGCCCAGCGAACCTCACGGGGCAACAGCGTGGATTGATATGGCTGCTGGGCATAATAGGGAACGGCAATAAGCTGGTCCAACTCGTGAACCGCTAGACCCTTCCCAACCAAGTGATCACGATAGCGATCGATGAGCTTGATTACAACGGCCGCTTGTGCGGTAGAGATTGCAGCACCATTACTACAATGCTCTTGCACATCACCGATGAACCTGCGGTCCCAAGGGTTGGTAATCTCAAATAGCTGGCCCTGACTATTGGTTACGGGCCGATCACAGATGGACTCAAGAAGCCGAAGGCAATGTTCCACTGTCAGCATCTGATATACTCCTCAAGTCCAGCACACTTATGCGAACTAGCATAGCATCGTCCTTGGAAGCAAAATTCAAGGTGAGAAATTTTCGGTGATCACTTGGCATATCGACCAAGCGGTCATCCTGTGGATCTCGGCGACCACTACCTACCAGCTCACTGGCATAGACTTGAGCCGTGATAGTGCGATCACTCGTATGCCAGTTCCACTTGTCCTTACAGATACGGCCTACCTCATTGAGCACCGACTCAACGTGATCAGACATAGCTTTTTGTGTGTCTTGGCTAGTCAGACCTAATAGCGAGCCCAGATCAAGCTCAAGAGACGTGGGATAGGGAAGGGAAGGCAAAGGCATCCAGAGATCCGCATAGGGCATACTGAGCCGCTCATTGCGCTCGTCCTCGAAAAGCAATTCTCGAGTGATGGACGACATCATGACCTTGCCCATGACCTTTGGGTTGAAGGTCATGATGACCTCTGCCGCAGTAGAGTTACTTCAGCGACACGCTCCCAGTTGTGGTTACCCTGCCGAAGGCTAGCAAGCTGTCCCACCTTTCGGAGGGAGAGTTCCCGAAACCGGCGAGCATGTTTGTGAGTCCAAGCCAGGACCTCATCCACTTGAGAGGGTTCCAGCTTGAATTGAGTCTCAAGCATCCTGAGATCTCGAGCAACATGGTCAATTCGAATCAGCTTCTCTCGAACCGTATCAATGGTAAGGTCCAAGTAGAGGCAGCGGGACATGATGGCCTCGAGATGTGGTGCCAGTCGAGCAGTGCCCTTCTCGACAATTTTCTCAAAGTTGATATTCGTGATGAAGATCACGCTACCCTTGAACTCAAACTGATCAGGAGCATCTGAACCGTTGCGACTTTGGCTACGCCAGCTGATGATACGCTTTCCGGAGGTGTCCAGAGCAGCCTTCAGAATGTTCAGAGATGTCTCATCGCCGAGAACTGCATCACAGTCGTCGAACACAAGGGTTTCCTTGCTTTCGCTGTATTCGTAGAGGGTCGTGTAGAGGGCAGGAGCAGTGCTGTAGCCCTTGATGATATTGTAGCGAGCTTTGAACCGACCATCCCGCGTCATACGCCGACGGTCCTGATCGGTAGCATCAGCGTTGAAGCTGATCTTGTCCATCAGCGAATCTCGATTCAAGGCTGCTTCAACCTCGAAGCTTTTACCGACGCCTGACGCGCCGCTTACCACGAGACCTTTGATATGGCCCCTGGCGATATCATTGGTCAACGCTTGCAAGATCGAGAAACGCTCAACAATTCGTTCACGAACTTGTTCGTCAGTTTCTTGGCTTTCCTTCGCCGGACCAGGAATGATCTGATCCAGTATATCGCCGGTTCCTAGAAACTTTTGAATCCTCGGGTCAGGGGAGCCAGTGAACTGGCGCCGCGCCCTGGGGGCGAACCTGTCAACTGACGGATCACTGAGCACCATGTCATCGGGATCATTAATCCCAACGCGGAAGTTTCGCTGGGGGAAGCCATCAACCCCTGTTCCGTTCACGGTAATGAACGGACCCTTTTGACCAATAGAAAGGCCACGATCAAGAATGAACGTCTTGTTCACTATGACTTGGTTGTTCCAGTCACCTCTCTTAACGAGAACCTTTGTCATATTTTTCCGATCACAATTGAATTCTTTATCCGCCACAGCATACGGCGACTTATGATTTCGTCAAGTTCGTTCTCACATTCATGAAAGAAAAACCAGTGCAAAACACTGGTTTTTCTTTGTTTTCGCTAATGGCAAAGCCCTCACTCAGAGGGCTTTGCCATTATCCACTTCATAGTCCTCAAAGCCGGCCGCCTTGAGCCGCGTCAGATTACTGATTTGCCAGTTCTTAGCATCTAGGCCTTTCATGATAGCCAGGTATTGATTCCTGACCAGCGCGATTTGGTTAATCAGCAGAGCTACCTCAATTACCTTGTCATCCGCGTCTGCATATTTTTCTGCATCACGAGAGCTAAGGCTTCGAGCGTATCCTTCCAGATATTTCTTAAAGGCCGCGCCCTTTACCTGATCGAAACGGATGTTCAGGTACTTCAAGATGGCTTCAACTTCTTGAAGTTGACCGAACCGTAAAGTGGTAATACCAGGGAGGCGACTGGAAGCCTTTTCTAGACTTCCCTTCAAATGGGTTTCCATTCGAGCGACTTCCAGTTCCCCTTCAAAATAGACGATTGCATCAATCAGCGGAGTAAAGTCTGTTGGATCCGCTGTAACTTTTGCATACCACTTACTCATTTGGATTTCCTTAAAAATGGTTGCACCCAGCATAGTGCCAGAGATGCAACCATTTCAATATTCAGCTTTAGTATTCGTCCTCATCATCGAACTCTTCAGTCTGATCATCTTCTAGGAGAAGAGAAATAGCCTCGTCGAGGTATTCACATTCTCCTTCAATATCTGACTGTTCAAATTCGATGTTGTATTCCTGGAATAGTCTCAGGAGATGAGTGGCTGCATCTTGACGCTTGCCGGATGCAATCATGTCCCTGAAATAGTCCCAAAGTTCAATTACCAATTTGCTTTCGCTGTTCATTTCTACTCTTCGTTTTCTGCGGCTTCAGCCGCTGCCATTTCCGCAAGTTCAGCTGCCTTTTCCAGACGCTTGGCTTCATCCCTGCGTTCCATATGAGTTGGGAATTCCAACATCACCTGATCCAGTAGATCATGGTCGACTTGCTTTCGGAACTTCTTGATTTCGGTTCCGTCCAGTGTAGTGTACTTGAGCTTGTTCCCGTCCTTGACAAACAGACCCTTTGCTTCAAACATATCCAACAGACCAGAGTATGGATCTAGACCACTATCCCAAGGAATTCTGAGTTCGACCGTTTCGAATGGCTTGTTGTATCTGGTCTTCATGATCTTAATCTGAGACCTGATACCATTGACCGTGGTGGTCTTATTGCCATCCTCGTCTTCCTTGAGCTTGAGCTTACGCATTGCGAGCACAATCGAGGAAGCATAGATGAAGCCCTGTCCACCAGTGATTTTGTCATCAGGATCAAACATATCCTGACTGGCGTAGCTGTGGTTGGTGCAAACAAGACCAATGTCCCACTCACCAAACATGTTGACACAGTTTCGAACCAAGGCATTCAATGCCTTTGGCTTACGACCCATGTCGCCCTTCATTTCACCAGCTTCGAACTGGTTAACGTCAGTGGGCGTCAACAGCATACCAAGTGAGTCAACTACGAACAGGACCTTGGGTCGCTCTTCGCGCGGGGTGCTTGAATAGGTTCCCTTGAAGCTCTTCATGAAGTCGCTGATGATCTTAGCAACGTCATCAATCATTGCAGCATTAATTTTCAGCAGCTTATCTTCGCTGACATCCACATCAAGAGCAGTAAGCCAATCGGAATCAAGCGCGTTCTCGCTGTCGATGAGAACCACAAAGTAGCCCTGATCCTGCGCATTCTTTACCAGATTACCAGAAGCAAGATAGGACTTACCCGAGCCTGACTGGCCCGCGAACATCGTTACCTTACCTAGTGGAATTCCCTTGGTGAAGTCGCCGCTTACGGCGTAGTTAAGGGCGAAGTTGCCCGTGCTGACCCAATACTTTGGGTCGTTAAAGCCGACGGAGATACCGTCGAGACCTTTGGTGATATCTTTCCT